GAGCAAGCCTTGAAGGAGAAGAACACATGACCCCGGACAGATTTAAGAATGGAATTCAATGGTGGATGGACACCAAAACTTACGGTGCATGCCCCAACCCCCCGCAGTGGCACATAGATACAGGTAACTTGGTACGCCTTGTTCCGCAGCGCCCGTGGGTAGGGCTGACAGGTGGTGAACTGGCTGACCTTTGGTACAAAGAGTCGCTTGATTGGATGGAATTTGCACGAGCCCATGAGGCCAAACTCAAGGAGAAAAATTTTGACTAAAGATGAAGCATTGAAGCTGTCGCTGGAGGCGTTGACAAGCATTGATTACATCCCGTGTTGCACAGACCAGACTTGTCAAAAATGTAAAGCCACCCCACAGCCAGCGCAGGAGCCGGTGGCAGTGATTAGCGCATGGAGTTTGCGGGAGGTGTATTTTGATGAAGACGGAGAACCGTCAATGCACAGAAGCCCACAACAGTCAGCGCAGGAGCCTGTGGTGCGTGTTCTGCAAATTATCAAGGAGCTACGTCCCGCCATCAAACCGATGGAAGGTATGGGCAAAGGCAAAACTACTGATGAGTGGTTTGACATCTTAGTCAAGGAGATTGAACGTATACAGCCAGTACAACAGGAAGCAATTTACGGCATGAACCAAGACGATTGGAAAGACGTAGTTGCCGCGATAGCCAAGGTGCGTGATGGTAGGGGGATATACCTAGGATGCCGCCCTGCTGATGTGTTCAAAGATTGGTTCCTCGCGCTTGGTACAGCTAAGGTAAAGGAGAAGAACAATGGATGAAAAGCTGGTGACAGAAGACATGAAAGCGCAGATGCTACGCCGCATGGCGGCGCTACGTGCCAAATACCCCGACAAGCACATCACCTTGGACTGGGGCTTTGACTCGATTGTGTATGGCGCTCCCCGCATGGTGACGAAAATAAAGGAGAACCACACATGACTGACGAAGAGTGGCTGGATGTTGTAAACGCAAGTGTTGCAAGAATTAACCACGTCATACGCACATCGGGCGGCAACCACTTTTGGGACATGAAGACGTTCAAAGAGATGGTGACTGTTTTGAACGGCCCACCAAGACCCGCATGGCCTCTTATGAGAGAAGTTCCATTTGACTATAGAGACTGGCAACAAAGGAGAAAAACATGACTTTGGAAGTGCGCGGTGGTTGGACAAACAAGGATGTCCGCGACATGGAAGACAACGTGGAGCAAGAACGATTTGAGGTGACAGATACCTACGCCCGCGTGGGGCACAGAAGCTCAAAAGACAACAGCGGGTGGTGGAAGCACCCATTGACAGACAAACTAAGGAGTAAGTATGAAAGCATTGGAAGAACTTGGCAGCAGTTGCTAGAGGAGAAGAACACATGACTGACGAAGACGGTTACATACAGGACTACATGAAGCCGTGGGTAGACCTGAGCGACTCGCAGATTGAGCAGGTTTACTTTGACTCTGTAAAGCGACATCGGGGTGCGGCAATGCCTTGGGGTCAGATTCAATTCGGCAGGGCACTACAGGCTCTCATTAAGGAGAAGAACACATATGACCCCAAGAAGCTTTGACGTTGACACCGCTAAGGAGATGGTTGGCGATGCGCGTATGCGCGTAATTGAAGCGAAGGCAAGACAGGATGCGGACAACGGAGTTAGGGACGGTATGGCGCATATGGAAGTCCAAGTCCGCTATTGGGATAGGGTAGAGCAGTCTATGGAGCTAGTTGTATACGATGCAGCGTACCGCAAACGGCTAGAAAGAATTAAACGTATGAAGGAGAGAAATGGTGTTTGAAGATATTCACTCATGCAGCTACTACTGCCACATCCCCGAGTGCATCGAAGCACAGCGGAACGAACTGAGGGACATGCTGAAGTCGAAGGGAACAGAACACCTTGACGCTTTCACCGATGGATGGAACTCGGCACTCAACATGGCGGCTATGCGTATCGACGACATAGAAGCTTTCGGCACAACGACTAGGGACAGTTTTGCCGTGTACATAAAGTCCCTGAAGAAGGAGTAAGCATGTTAAGTATTGAGCATCAGCAAATGCTAGTGTGGGCATCACGGCCCAAGCGCGAGGATTTCAACGTGGACAACAAGGAGCTAGACGATGTCATTGCGGCTATCCGTAGGGCAGCACCGGAGAAGTTCATCAAGGGTAGCGTGATGGGTGTACGGAGGTTTTACGACGAGCCAAGAGACGGGGTAGTTACCCCACATAACGGCTACGTGCGTTCACGTAGGTCGAGCACTTATTAAGGAACGAACATGGCTACCGGAATTGAGTATTTGAAACCCGAAAAAAAGCGCAAAGGACGAGGCCCGAGTAAGAAGCCTGCGTTGTTTGCTACGAGCTTGCGTTTACCAAGGCATGTGCTGGATTACTTCAGTGCACACCACCCGTATACAAAGCAAGCCAAAATCAGAGAGATTCTTACCGAGTACGTAACCAACCACCAAGGAGCTATTAATGACAACATTTAAGAACAGCATGTCGCATAAGGTTCGCGCCTTTTTGAAACTTCACCCCAAAGCAAAAGCTGCAACAGTAGCTAAGGAACTAGGCATAAAGCCTGGTGTGGTGCACAGCACGATGTGGAGGGACAAGAAGTTTGGTGCACCCAAGCGCAAGTACACAAAGAAAAAGCAGGAATGGAATTGGGACACGGTAGCTGTGGTTTCAAGCAACACCCCGTTTGACTCAGCCTCTATCCCCCTGCCCATCACGATGGAGGAGCCCAAGATAGATGTGGTCAACCACCCACCGCACTACAAGGTCGGCGGTATCGAGGTCATTGACTTCATCAAGGCCAAGCTGACGCCCGAGGAGTTCCGTGGCTACCTGAAAGGCAACGTGCTGAAGTACACGAGCCGAGCGGGTCACAAAGATGACGCTGCGCAGGATGTTGATAAGATGGTTTGGTACGCCACCAAGCTACAGCAGTCCGTGTAAACGACCTAACATTGTTAGGGAAAACCCCAACCGCCTTCGGGCGGTTTTTTTGCGTCTACTGTTGACAAAGTCCAATACTGTGCTACATTGGGGGCTTGAAAAACTACTGGAGTGTTAGATGGCATCAACGCCTGAATCCAAGGTGAAAGCCAAAATCAAGGCTATCCTAAAAGCGCATGGGGTCTACTACGCTATGCCGATTGGCACGGGGTACGGCAATGCAGGAGTACCCGACTTCCTGTGCTGTATCAAGGGCAGGTTCTTGGCTATCGAAGCCAAGGCCAACGGCGGCAAGACCACCGCACTCCAAGACAAAAACCTCCGCGACATTGGGTTTGCTGGGGGCATAACATTCGTCTTAAACGAAGACAACATAGAAGCCCTTTTGGGCTACATCAACCTTTTGCAGGAGAAAAAATGAGCGAACTATCAGCAGGTGTACGTGCACTACTAGGCCGTATGGAATCCAACCCCGAAGAGTTCTACGGGGACGCCAGTAAATGGGGCTTCATGTTTGCCCCTAACTTCCGCGATGTGATGACCGAGCCCGAGAAGGGCGCATTGCACGAGGCATTGAAAGGAGTACGGCGTAAGGAGTTCGACGAGCTTGTCATGCGCAGGATGCTGCGGGACACCGAGGAAGAAACGGTGAAACAGGCGCGGTCTAGCGGGATTATGAGCAGAGGGCAGGTGACCACGGCAATAGGCAACAGCCTCAACGAGGCGTTTGGTCAAGCGTACTTAGGGAACAGCCAGCAACAGGAAGCTAACAAAACATACAACGCCTTATCTCATGCCGCTGGGCAAGGCTTGCTTGGCTCTTTCAAATGAACATCATTACAATCGACTTTGAATCTTTTTACTCCTCGGAATACGGGCTGAAAAAGTACACCACTGAGGAGTACATACGTGACCCGCAGTTTGAGGTTATCGGTGTCGCAGTACAGGTAAACGATGGTAAGCCCGAGTGGTTCAGCGGGGATGCCCTCAGCACCTATGCTTTCTTGCAGAACTACGACTGGAGTAACTCGCTTGCGTTAGCCCATAACGCTATGTTCGATGGGTTCATCCTATCTAATCACTTTGGTATCAAGCCCAAGGGGTGGCTGGACACGTTAAGCATGGGCCGTGCACTGCACGGGACGGAGGTAGGCGGCAGCTTGGCTGTGCTGTCCTCCCACTATGGTCTCGGCGTTAAGGGTACGGAGGTAGTCAATGCTATGGGGTTACGCCGCGAGGCGTTCCCCGCCGACCAGCTTGCGAGGTACGGTGACTACTGCGAGAACGATGTGACCCTGACATGGAAGCTGTTCAATGCGATGAGCAAAGACTTCCCGCCGACTGAGTTGCGACTCATTGACCTGACCATCAAGATGTTCACCGAGCCGGTGTTGTGGTTGGATAGGGTGGTATTGAAAGGGCACTTGGGTAGGGTTAAAGCCACTAAAACCCATCTGCTGGGTGCACTCGACAAAGACAGCTTGATGAGCAATCCGAAGTTTGCCGAGTTGCTGCGGGAACATGGTGTAGTCCCGCCAATGAAGAAGAGCCCCACCACGGGCAAGCAGACGTATGCGTTCTCCAAGACCGACGAGGAGTTTAAGGCGTTGCTTGAGCACGAGAACAATTACGTACAAACACTTGTGGCTGCGCGGTTAGGTACAAAGTCCACCATCGAAGAGACCCGCACCGAGCGGTTCATTGGGATTGCTAACCGAGGCGCATTGCCTGTACCCCTGCGCTACTACGCAGCACACACGGGGCGTTGGGGTGGCGACGACAAGGTGAACCTACAGAACCTACCACGCGCTTCAACATTGAAGTACGCCATGATTGCCCCTGCGGGTTACGTGATACTGGACTCAGACTCTTCACAGATTGAGGCGCGGACGTTGGCATGGCTGGCGGGGCAGAACGACCTAGTACAAGCGTTTGAGGACGGTGAGGATGTCTACAAAATAATGGCCTCGGCCATCTACAACAAGCCCGTTGAGGAGATTTCCAAAGAAGAACGGTTCGTGGGTAAGACCACCATACTAGGTTGCTTTGGCGCAGACACCCTAGTGTTGACAACCCGAGGTTGGATACCTATAATCCACGTACAGGTTACGGATATGGTGTGGGATGGGTTACGGTGGGTACAGCATGGCGGGGTAGTTGACCAAGGGGTAAAAGACGTATGGACTTACAAGGGAATAAGCGCAACATCGGACCACGAAATCCTGACGGAACATGGTTGGGAGGCGTGGTCAGAGGTAATTACAAAGACTTCCCTTTGGCAGTCGGCGCGAAGTGTGGCGAACTTACTGTCGTTGAGTGGGGGTCACATAAAACCACAAAGGGTAGGAGCCGTGGATGGCACCCTATTTGCAAATGTTCATGTGGGTGGGTCGGGGTTGTCCTACGGGAAAACCTTATCAAAGGTCGTAGCACTAGGTGCAACACTTGCGCCAAAATTAAGGCGCATACTAAACGCTATTGGGCGTATGAAAGCGTATGTCCTGATGAAGCCACACGAGCTAGGCTCCTCAACCGTATTTCCTCTTGCATTTCCCGGTGTCACAACCCCAACACCAAAGCATACCCCCACTATGGCGGGCGCGGTATATGCGTCTACGAACCGTGGAGAACTGACCGAATCGCTTTCCTCAAGTACCTTCTTACGTTGGAAGGTCATGGTATCCAAAGTCTTGAACTGGACAGGATTGACGTGGATGGGGGTTACGAGCCGGGCAATCTTCGCTTTGTGGGGCGTTCAACCAACATGGCAAATAGGCGTAGCGTCGGACGCTTGCAAGAGAGAGTTGCCGCCCTTGAAGCAGAGAATGCAGACTTACGACATCGCCTACTCAGGGCCGAGAAACCGATACACAATCCTAAGTGCTGATGGCTCCCTAGTTGTCCATAACTGCGGATACGGCATGGGTGCGGCTAAGTTTCAAGCCCAACTCAAAACCTATGGCGTTGAAATTTCCGTGGACGAGGCCAAGCGCATCATCGACACGTACCGCCTGACGTACCCGAAGATTGTGGAGCTATGGAAGGATGCGGGGACTGCACTCAAGGCCATACTACAGAAGCAGCAGACATCCCTTGGACGCGGTGGTCTTCTATCCGTTCAGGGTGCAGACGGCATCATCCTGCCGAATGGCTTGCGCTTGAAGTACCCCAACCTGCGCCTATACGAGAACGAGGAAGGCAAGACCGAAATCGTCTACGACACCAAGAAGGGCAAGGCCACCATCCCCAACCGAATTTACGGCGGCAAGGTCATTGAGAACGTATGCCAAGCCCTAGCCCGTATCATCATCGGAGAGCAGATGCTGATGATTGCCAAGAAGTACCGTGTGGTGATGACCGTCCATGACGCCATTGCCATCATTGTGCCCGCAGCCGAGGCTGAAGCTGCGAAAGAGTACGTTGAACTATGTATGCGCCTACGTCCCCAGTGGGCGCTTGAATTACCCCTAAATTGTGAGGCTGGATATGGAACAAGCTATGGAGATTGCTGAGATTGTTGACTACGCGAAACCCTGCATGGATGCAGAGAAGGCACTGCGGGACGCGCACAACGCTGTGCTGGACGGGAAATTTGATGAGGCTTTAGCGAAGGCTATGGATGCGCTAGTAAGTGTGCGCCTGATGCAGGGTGCACTGCGGCACATGAAGGAGCAGAATGAAAAAACCGTATGAGCACAAAGCCCCGCTTGTTCGCAAATTACTACGAGCAAACATAGATGGGTTGACAGCAAAAGAAGTAAGCGAGCAGTTGGGGGCAGAAGAACGGCACATCTACAGAGTGTTGAACAAGATGCCTGACGCATACATTGCGAGTTGGACTGAGGGGAAATACGTGGCTGCAAAGTGGCGTGTAGCGTATGTCCCCCCTCACTGCCCAGCCCCGTTAAAGAAAGACAAAACAAAGCGAGTACGAGCAAAATGAAACCCATTGTCTGGTCATTCAGCAGCCTAAAGACGTTCCAGCAATGTCCGAAGAAGTACTACCACACCAAGATAGCCAAGGACATAGTTGAGCCCGACACGCAAGCTACGCTGTATGGCAAGACTGCCCACACGGTGGCTGAGGAATACATCCGTGATGATGTGCCAGTTCCCCCTGCGTTTGACTACATGAAGCCCACGCTGGACGCGCTCAAGAACATCGAAGGAGAAAAGCTATGCGAGGTGAAGCTGGGGTTGACCAAAGACCTAGAGGCTTGCGATTTCAGTGCACCGAATGTATGGTGGCATGGGATAGCCGACTTGGTCATTATCAATCGGAAGACGGGAACAGCCCACTCGGTGGACTACAAGACAAGCAAGAGTGCGAGATATGCGGACGTGAAGCAACTGGACATTGTTGCCTGTGGCTTGTTTGCCAAGTTCCCGGAGATACAGAGGGTGAAGTCGGGCCTGATTTTTGTGGTGAGCAAGGAGTTCGTGCGGGCTGAGCACCACAAGGAGATGATGGTCAAGTACCTAGAGAAGCCATCACAAGACGTTGCCCGTATCGAGGCAGCGGTAAAGAACGGGGTGTGGAACCCCATAAGCGGCCCACTGTGCAAGTTCTGCGCGGTGAAGCAATGTGAGTACAACAGGAGCTAAACATGAACGCAATGACCAACCAAGAAACCGATACCGCCCTCATCCTTGAGAACGAACTGCAACGCCGAGTAAAACAAGTCCTTGCCGGTGTAGTGCACGAAGTGGTGAAGCAAGTAATGGAAAAGCAGTTTGCCATGCAGAAGGAAGCCATGCTGATGGAGCTTACCCTGTCCATTGGTAAGATGTTTAAGGTGATTGAAGAGGAGGGCCGTAACCCCCTTTGGGAAGCAACCCCCGAGGAGTTTGGCCTGACTAAGAAAGACCTTGCTACCCACGCACTTGGGCGCAAAGAAAATAGCGAAAACCCCAAACTGGACGATGCGATAGGCATCATTTAAGGAACCCACCATGCCCTACGTGAACAAACCTAGACCTTACAAAAAGGAATACCAGCAACAGCTAGAGCGAGGCGAAGAGAAGCCCCGCCTTGAACGTCAACGTGCCCGCACCGAGATGGACAAGAAAGGTGTTGACCGAGCCGGTAAGGACATCGACCATGCAATCCCCCTGTCCAAAGGGGGCACAAACGCTGCGGGCAACCTGAAGCTGAAAAGCCCAAGCGCCAACCGTTCTTTCTCCCGCAACTCAGACCACACGGTCAAAGTCAACAAACCGAAGAAGAAATGAGAAAGGTTTGGTTTTTTACTGACGACTACGGCAATCTGTGTAGAGGCGTAGAACTAAGCACCTGCTGGTTTTGGTATCCAGCAGTCGGCAAGAAAGAACATGCCTTATTTGTGTCGTGGGGTAACTACGACGACTGGGGCGCACTTAAAGAAAAAACATGAACCTATCAGAATATGAATGGCCCCGTCCACACGGGTTCACCCCGTTCGCACATCAGAAGTTAACAGCCGAGTTCCTATTAGCAAACCCCAAAGCATTCTGCTTCAACGAGCAGGGTACGGGTAAGACAGCATCAGTGATTTGGGCCGTGGACTACCTCATGCAGGTTGGTCTGGTGAAACGAGTGTTAGTGGTATGCCCCCTGTCCATTATGAAGTCGGCGTGGCAGGGTGACCTGTTTAAGTTTGCTCTTCACCGCACGGTTGCAATCGCCTACGGCAGCGCAGAGAAGCGCAAGGAAATCATCAACGGCATGGCCGAGTTCGTCGTCATCAACTTTGATGGGGTTGGCATCGTCAAGAAGGAAATCCTTGCCGGTGGCTTCGACCTGATTGTGGTGGACGAGGCGTCTGCGTATAAGAACGCACAGACAACCCGCTGGAAGGTTATGCGTGACCTGAACAAGGCCATCAAGGGTCTGTGGATGCTGACGGGCACACCCGCTGCGCAGTCGCCTGTGGATGCTTACGGATTGGCTAAGCTAGTCAACCCCAAGGCTGTGTCGCCGTTCTTCGGGCAGTTCAAGGACACGGTGATGACCAAGGTGAGCATGTACCGCTGGGTTCCCAAGCCTAACTCAAGCCAGCTTGTAGCCAACATCCTCCAGCCCGCCATTCGGTTTGAGAAGAAGCAGTGCCTTGACCTACCTCCGGTGACGTTCGTTGAACGTGAAGCCATCATGTCCCCCCAACAGGTCAAGTACTACAACGTATTACGCAAGCAGATGCTAATTGAAGCCGACGGGGAAGAAGTGAGCGCGGTCAATGCTGCGGTACAAATTAACAAGCTGCTGCAAATAGCGGGCGGTGCGGTGTACACCGACAAGGGTGAAGTCATCGAGTTCGATGTGAGTAGTCGGCTGAATGTGGTGCAGGAAGTCATTGAGGAGTCGAGCCACAAGGTGCTGGTGTTTATCCCGTTCACGCACACCATAGAACTGCTGGAGAAGCACCTGACCAAGAACGGCATAACGTGTGAAGTCATCAACGGAAGCGTCAGTGTTAATAACCGTTCCGACATCGTTAAGCGGTTCCAAGAACAGGACACAACCAAGGTGCTGCTCATTCAACCCAAGGCTGCATCTCACGGGTTAACCCTGACTGCGGCGAACACAATCATCTGGTACGCTCCTTGTACTAGCGTGGAAACCTACCTCCAAGCTAACGCACGAATCGACCGCCCCGGTCAGGTCAACAACATGACCATCGTGCACATCACGGGCAGTCCGGTTGAAACGAAGATGTACTCTATGTTGCAGGGCAACATACGAAACCACAGCAAAATCATAGACTTATACCGCCAAGAAATTTCTTCGTAAACACGTTGACAATGTCAAAAGTTATGGTATAGTTCTTTTCGTGGGGGCCGGTTTCGGCATGTTGCTGTGATAGACAGAGCCGCTAGACAAAGCCAGCCCCCACACTTAACCAACCATAGGAGTAAACAATGGACGAAGCAGTTCAAGAGGAAACCACCTCTGTTGACATGGACAAGCTAGCCGCCGTGTACATCAAGATACGCGACAAGCGGGCAGCAGCTAAGAAAGAGTTCGACGAGAGAGACAAGGGTCTCGAAGAGCAGATGCAGATAGTCGCAGATGAAATGCTTGAAGCATGCAAGCGCATCGGAGCCGACAGCATCAAAACCCCACACGGCACAATCATTCGCTCAGTTAAGTCACGGTACTGGACGAACGATTGGGATTCTATGTACTCGTTCATCGAAGAACAAGGTGCATTTGGCCTACTGGAGAAACGACTTCATCAGACAAACATGAAGGACTTCCTTTCAGAGAATCCCGACTTGTATCCCGTTGGTCTCAACGTGGAGAATTCTTACACCGTGGTAGTTAGACGTTCAAAGGAAAATTGAAAATGAGTGACGAATTAAGTGCAGACCAAATGCTGCGTATCCAAGCTATGCAAATGTCGGTAGCGGCTTGCCGTAAGGACCAAGACGAAGACTTAATTTTGCTGGCCCAAGAAATCTACAAGTTTTTGACAGGAGTAACGAAATGAGTAATATTGCATTGCTGAACCAAGACCTCCCCGACTTCCTACAAACCGCTGGGGTCAGTGAGCTTACAAAGCAACTTGCTGGTCGTACCGGCGTTAAGCGCATCGTGCCCAAAAACGGCATCTTCCGCAAGGTAGTCGGCGGCGAAGAGATGGGTAAAGTCAAGGGTGACCTCAACGTCATCGTGGTCAACGCATCACCCAAAGTCGGGCGTATTTTCTACGTCAAGCAATGGAGCCCTGATGCCGAGCCGACTGCGCCTGACTGCTTCTCCAACGATGGCACTGCTCCTGATGCAGGTTCGGCAAACCCCCAAGCTGACCGCTGCGATGGATGCCAGCAGAATATCAAGGGCTCAGGTATGGGCAACTCCAAAGCATGCCGCTACTCGCGCCGTATTGCTGTGACGCTGGAAGAAGACTTCGGTACTTCGCTTGAGGGTGAGGTATATCAGATGAACTTGGCTTCCAAGTCGCTGTTCGGTGATAGCGTGGGTGACAACACCCACCCGTTTGAGAGCTACACCAAGTACCTTGCTAACAACGGCAAGAGCTTGGACTACGTGGTTACACAGATGAGCTTCAACGAGGACAACGACAACCAGTCGATTCTGTTCACCCCTGTGCGGTTCATCAACAAGCAAGAGCACGAGGTTACGAGTAAGGTGGCTGCACTCCCCAATGTGCAGAAGATGGTCACCATGACCCCGTATCAAGCCGACGCATCCGGTCGTGCACCCAAGCTGGAAGCACCGGTACGTGTAGCTGAGCCACCAAAAGCCAAAGCTGCGGCTGAAGATGAGCCCGCCTTTGAGGAGCCTAAGAAGCGCGAGTCCAAGAAAGTTGCTGAGCCGGTTGCTACAGTCAAGAAGTCCTTGGATTCTGTAGTGGCAGCTTGGTCGGACGAGGAGTAGGCATGAGCTATGGTTACAGCCAAAGCTTGGTGGAAGCCAATAAAAGGGCCAGCATCAAGTCTTTGGGCGTAGCCTTGGGTCGCCTGTGTATCAAGCACGAGGTGTCTGTAAGTGAATTGGCAAAAGAACTGCACGTAAGTCGGATGACGATTTACAACTGGTTTTGGGGGCTAAGAACCCCCACCATTCACCTACAGCCTCGCGTGATTAAGTACATAGAGTACCTCAAGAAGCGCAAATAAAACATGTCCAACTTCGACTTGCTGGATGCGGTTCTTCCCGTAGGGGGAAGGTACTGCGTGTTGGGGATTGGTAAGTACGTAGACCAGCAGTTTGCGGATACACGAGA